CACTTGGAGTTGTGTATGTTGGTGATGTGTAATTTACAGTCTGATCCGGTGCTGTTCCTGCCACACTGATTGTTTGTATTTCACCCGAACCGCCCACAGCAGTTACTCTTATGTCTAAATTATTTGCGCCTGTTCCACCAAATATAGAACCGCCTAATCTTACCACATCATTTACAATGTATCCTGTTCCTGCTGTGTCCACTGTCGCTGTGTATACACCAGCATTTACATCTACATCAAAAATTGCTCCTGCACCTTGTGATCCTGCATAAGAGGAAAGACCAACACCTGTGTATGAAGGACTGTTCAATGCCACTGTGTATGAGCCTGCATTTTTTGTTACATTAATCTGAGCACCTGTTCCGTTATTGCCTTGCAATTGTGTGGCAACTGCTGATGCTGTGCCTGTGCCTGTGAATGCTGTTCCTGTGACAGATGCTGTTAAAATTTCTCCGCCAGTGTCGACTGATTCCACAGTAACAATAGCGTCATTGGCTGGTGTTGCTCCACCTAATTCTGTACCAAGTACAATGATGGCATCTCCTACTGCATAATCTTGTCCTGAACCCACTTGTCCATTTGTAACTAGCGACACAGAATATGTCCCGCCCACTCTGAATATGTCAAATCTTCCTAATTGTCCTTGTGGTGTATAATTTGTTCCTGCTAAACCTGGATACTGTGTGATGTCACCAATTAAATCTTGTGTCAAAGGTGCACTCAATGTCAAATCGTTTCCTGCCACACTGATAATTGTTACAGCAAATCCGTCACCCCTGTCAATCACAGAGTTTTGAATTATGCCTGCAGAATCTTGCACAGTGATTGCTGTTGCACCTGAAACATAATCTCCTGTTACTGTTGGTGATGCTAGTGCTCCACCAGATCCGTTAACTGCTGTAATCTGTGTACCTGTTTGAATTCCTGTTCCTGAAAGTGGTGCTCCTATTTCTGGCTGTACACCTGTGTATGGTAAAATTGTAGCACCTGATAGTGTTGCTAAACTTGTTACAAAATTTCCTGAAGATCCATTTGAATCAATACTGAATGACGGAAATCCAATTGCCGCACCTGTGTAAAAATCACCTTCTCTTAATTGTGTAAAGTTTGTGGAAATTGTTGTAGGATTTACTGATCCCACTTTTGCTTTTCCATAATAGTTAAATGTCAGTGAATTTGGCACTGTGTTTACCACAAATGATCCTGCGGCTCTACTTGCACCTGCCACAGAATTATCAAACCCTGTGATTGTAAATGGTTGTCCTGCTTCAAATCCGTGTGGTCCAATTGTTGTCACTGTGATCAATGATGAACCAATACCTGATGTTCCTGCTGAAGCATCTGATGTTACTGTTCCAATATCAAAGTCTGTGCCTGGAACTTCATAAATTGATGGATAACCTCTTTGTGTTGCAATCGCTTGCCACTTCGTTGGCTGAAGACCATATTCAAAGTCAGCATCAAGCATTGATTCTGGTTGTGCTACTCTTAATCTTTCAATGGCATCTGTTCCAAAATCATATGGACGTGTTCTTATTTCATCGTCTTCAATAAAAATTTGTAATTGATCTGTTGCGTCGTCTGTTGATGTGTCAGCATTTAAAAATATGGTTGTGATTGTGTCATTGCCATGATATGCTTTAGGAAAATCTGGATCAACAAATGCTGTTGGATTCGATGTGTCTTGTGGATATTCTCTTTTGTATGTTGCTGTGGCACCTTTTGCAGGATCGTTGAATGTGTACAACACTTTATTTGATGAAGTGTTTGTGATCAATAATATTTCTGATAATTCTACTCTTTCAGGAATTTTAACACTTGAAATTCCATTGGTTATAAGTGCTGGTAGATTGTCCAGTCCGTTTGTGATCACATCTGTGATGATTCCTAACAACGAAGTTACTCTTGCAGTTGCTCCTGATTCTCCTGGTGTACCTAAAATTGTTTGTTGTGTAACAACTGGTGACTGTCTTGAAGTGTATGCAGTGCCGGGTATTACGTAATTGTTAATAATGTTTCTAATTTCATTTTTGGTTGCTATCTCAGGTTGTCTATCACCATCTAGTACAGAAACTGTGCCAACCCAATAAGTGGATGCATTAAATCTTGATTGTTCATTTCCACCATATCTGATATCTTTTAAAAGACCATCAATATTGTACCCCATGTCTCTTTCACAAAGGTAAGAATCATATACAAAATTTGCAAACACATAAGCGGAACTTTGTAATGCTGGTAAATTTAAAATACCATTGTCCACAACATTATCAATCACTGCCCAGTTTGCCGCAAATCCTGTCTTACCAGCCGGTTCTGCATTTGAACCTGATGTGTTTTGTGACAGTCCATCTCCGTTTATACTGCCGTATGCTAAACCTGTAAAGATGTATAAATCTATAATTTCTTTTGCTTTTGTCCAATATGCTAATTCAGGTTCTCCAGCAGATGCCAATTGAAGTACTCCGTCAATATAATAAGTTTGTGCTTGTTTTCTAATATTTTCATTACCGCCATATCTCATATCAAGATATGCCGCTTGTATAACTGCTTCTACATCGGTTTTGATTTGTGTAGCAGTTTTTGTGTAACCAGCAAACGGTGAAATGTTTCCAGCAACTTGTACAGCAACCCATGCCGCCACTTCTGCTTTAACATATTCTCTGTTGTTAAGATATCTTAATGATGAGTTTGGATATAAATCTGCCGCTGTGTCTGTAACAATTTGTGCATCTATAAAAGCGGTGGATTCATCTTTTAACCATTCTTTGTTGGCATTGATTTGAGCCCATGCATTAGGATAAAGATTTCCGCTTTCTGGTATTCCTGGTGTAAATTTGTATGTCTGTATACGTTTTTTTGCCATGCTTTTTTTATACTCCTAATGCTATCGCTAACACTGTGGCTGTGTTATCGACATACTGCTTTTTAGTTACATCGTTAGCATTGGTTGGGTCACTGGTTACAGTTGCTCCTGTAAATGCCGCCGACGCCGCTGATGTTAATCCTATTGTAGTGTTATTTAACGTTCCTTGCGAAGAATTCAATGTTGAAAAGGTTCCATTTCTTGGTATTACTGAACCTATTGTAACATTATCGACCACACCTATGTCTGTGGGTCTTACTGTTAGTTTGCCACCTGCTTGTGGGCTCAATGTTACGTCTGCATTTGGTGTTAAAGTTACTTGTCCACTGGTTGATAAATTTTGTGCATTGATGTTCATGTTGTTGATTGTTCCTAATGTGGCAGGATTAATTGTAACTGTGCCTGTTCCTGTAGGTTGTAATCTAATTTGTGCATTAACTCCTTCTACTAATAAATCACCAGTGTCTAATATTGAACTGAAAACACCTACTCCAATGATACTTGGTTGATTAACTGTTAATGTTCCATAAGGAGTACCATCTGTATCTCCATAAAACAGTGAATCAGGAGCATCAACTGGAACTGCATAAGTTAAAGTTCCTGATTGTTTTCCTTGTGCTTCTGCTTCTGTTAATGTTGTCGCAACTGGTATGTCAAGATATGTGCTTGTGGCAATTTGAGAATTAATTCTTGTTCTAATACTGTTTTGATATGTTGTAAAATTATTTGCAATTCCAGTGAATGCATACATTCTTACAGCATCATTATCATACGAATAACTTTCACTGCCATCTGCTTCTGTAGTTCCTGCAACTAATTTATCTTCAGTTGATGAATCAGCTCTAGCCATTCCATACACAGTGTCTTCTGCACTGTAAAATTCTTGTCCAGCAATTGTTCCACCATTGAAAAGATATTGTAAATCGTCTTTACCATTGAACATTAAAACTTTTTTATTTCCCAAAGGTGTAATTGGTGTCCAATTTATAATTGTCGATTCATCTTGATTCTGTGCTTCTAGTGAGTAATTGTAAAAACTATGATCAGTTGAAAGATATTGATCAACATTTAATAAACCATTAAATGTAATAATATTTTTTATTGATGCATTTTGTGTGTAGTTTGAATATTGTAATGCCAACTGTGCACCATTACCGTAACCTATTATTGTGATGTCTCTGGTATCAACATTATCGTACAAACTGAAACTGGAAATTATAGAATCAATCAAAGCAATATCATCTGCTTTCGATGTGTTGTATCCTACGTTCCATTCATTGCCATAACCTTGTGGAGCAATTAAAATTTTATCTGAAATAAAGTTTACATTTGCAATTCCGTTTGCTTGATCAAAACCTTTATCGTGTAGTGAAATCACAACAGGTATTTTCTTTTGTGCTAAGTCTGTATCAGTTGTGTCAGGAACTACCACTTGGACTGTTCTGTTGTAGCCCGACTGTTGTTGTTGCCAAGTCTGAGAAAAATTTAAAATTCCTGATGTTAAATCTAAACCTGTAACTGTGTTGGTATGAGATAATCCTTCGTTATACAAATTACCTGGAACACTTGGAGTTGTAACATCTGGTTCATAAACATTGAAAGCAAGACTGGGTGTGTCTAATACGAATGTGTATGTTGTTCCTCGTTCAACTGAGATAGTTGGATTGTCACCAACCACCGCTGTGCCTTTGTTTAAAATTGTAAATGCACCTGCAGTTTCATTGATGTTAAAATCTGGTGAAGGTGGAATAACTGGCGGTGTGTATGTATTCGTAATAGTACGTACTGTGACATTTCCGTTTACATCAACTGTGAATCCTGGTGATGAATATCCGTAATCTGTTTCAAAAGGTTTAAAAACTACTGCCATTGTGCTATATCCATATTTATTATTCTGTTACCTGCGAGCCACCAACCAAAGCATTCAGTGTAGCAAAATATGTTGCACCAAAAATAATTTTAGAACCAGTATATTTCTCTGTGGCACTTTTATCTTCTGGATTTATTTTGATTCTAACATATGAATTGTTAACTTCACTATCGATCTTGATTAATTTATTGCCTAGATTTGATCTACCATATATTGATAGACTGCTTTGATTTGGACTTGCTGATACAAGTACTTTTAAAATTTCTTTATTGTTTGTGTCATAGTCTACACTGATTGTGTATTCTGCTGTGCTGAATGTGTTCACGTGCCATTGGTCTAAAATCATGCCTTCTTCGACCACAGAATATGGACCGTTGTAAGATAGGTTTAACCCATTCTTCATCAACAGAGTATTTCTGTCACCTTTTCCAAAAAATCTTGATACATCAAACATATAGAATAATCCTTATTATAGTGTATTTACCTAATTTGGAACTATTGTATTACTACTGTATTTTGGGTATTACTGCTTGTTTTTACTGTGTTTTAGCATCTTTTCAACAGATCTAATAACATCATCTTCTGCTTGGTCATCCATAGCCATGATACCTTCATTCAACCTGTCACTCAATTCGTCTGAAGTGATTCTTATGGGAGAATACACTCTATCTTCAGATCCAAGATCAATAATATCGAAATTATCTGATTCAGGGAATGATGTGTTTATGGGATATGTAGAACCTATCAACACCGTAGCAGTTCCATCAAATGCGTATGCAAGGTGTTGTCCAACAGAGTCACAACCAACAAAATGATTGGCTTGTTTAATCACAGCCATCCATATTCTTATGTGTACATTCATTGGTGTTGCCACAGGAGCCGACATGTGATGTTTAAATTCTAGTGGGAATTCACTCATCATCATAACTCCATATTTTTTAGATAGTTTTTTTACAATGCTCCAAATATTTTTTAGTTCAATACTTCTGCCAGTAACGTCTGTGATGTCTGGCTGTTTGCCGTCTTTCATTTGTTTTTCAGTAATGTTTTCAGGCTGAGCACCTCGTCCAAATGGTTGAACCACAACAATTTTGTTTTTGCCTGTTTTTTCCTTTACTTCAGCAATCATTTTTCTTGCCATCAGTATCTCTTCTTTGCTCAGTCTAATAGTTGGTGCTGGCAAATCTCTAATACCTTTGTCGTTGATGGCAATGTCGTATGCTTGAGCAAGGCTACATTTTTGATTGTAATATTCCCAAATTCTGTATGGCTCAGGACTGATTAATTCTCTATCTTTAAGCAGTTCTTGAAATAAATTTTTATGCCAACTGTCGTAGGCTCTAAAATACAATTTAGGGTGTCCTTTGAAAGCATCTGTTCCACCTTCGCACACTAGTATTGGATCTTTTTCAGGATTCTCTTCAAGATATTTTTCTACTGCTGGGATAGAACTTATCATTCTACCAGCACCACCATTTAAAAATATTGCTGTTTTTTTGCTCATTTGTTTGCTACCTTTATTAATTTATTGTATTCAGGCAAAAACAAATATTCTATTTCACTGTGTACTAGTGTTCGTACAGCATCTTCTAATGTTTCTACTAATGGCTCTCCGCCTAAATTAAATGACGTGTTGAAAATTATCGGACATTCTGTTTGCTTATGAAACTCTTTTATCAAGTCATAATACAATGGATTTTGTTCTCTTTTCACAGATTGTATTCTGCAAGTTCCGTCAACGTGTATGATGCTAGGTATTTTTTCTTCAATTCCTGGCTGACAATTTACTGCATACATCATGTGAGGAGTTTCGTCCATGCCTCTCAAATCAAACCATTCATGCACGTATTCATGCAATATGGTTCCAGCAAAAGGTCTGAAATATTCTCTATGTTTCACTTTGTTCACATGATCTTTACCGTTTGGATCTCTTGGATCGTATAGTATTGATCTGTTACCCAATGCTCTAGGACCGTTTTCACTGGCTCCTTGGAACACTGAAACAATATTTTTATCAGTGATAATTTTTACCACTTCTTCATTGGTCGCATCTGATAATTCTACACCGTCTTGTTCACACACTTTTTCAATTTGATCTGATGTGTATGTTCTTTTTGGTCCAAGGTATAGTGTGGGTTCATCAACTTTCTTTTCTTTTGATTGAGTGAGACTGTAATAAAACAACATTGCCGCACCCATTGCCGTTCCTGCATCATTTGATACTGGTTCTGCATAAAAGTTTATGCCGTCTTTTCTTAATTGTTCTAAATAATAATAATTAGCAACACAGTTCAGTCCGTATCCTCCTGAAAATACAACGTTTTTACAGCCACTTAATTTTACTGCTTTGTAAATTAAGTCTAAACATTCTTTTTGTGATTCAGTTTGTACTGCATATGCTAGATCTCTTCTATTTTGTAATGTTGTCCAATCGTCTTTGGCATCTGATTGAGGGTTTTCATCAATATAAGGATAAAGTCCACTGTTCACTATGGAAGCATTTGGATATGTTGGTATAATAAAATTCCTATCTGATAAAGAATAATATCCTTCCTTCTTGAAAAGTTTAGGAACCATGTCATTTGGTTTTCCATAAGGAAATAATCCCATTGTTTTACCTGCTTCGATTGCCGAAAATCCACAATACTGTGTAACTGCTTCATAAACTTTTACAATACCAGCATGGTCTGTGAACAATGCTTGGTGTGTTTTGCCTGGCTCGCCTATGGAATCAGAAGCAAAGTCTGGATAAAATGCTCCTGGACTTGCTTCTCCCGTACCATAATGTTTATACAACGCAAAAATATCATTTGGATAATCACAACTGAAAATACTTTCAACTTCGAACACTGTAATTTCTCCAGAAATACTGTTTTTAATTGGAATAAAAGTTCCAGCACCGTCAACTATAACTGCAACTGCTTTGTCAAATCCTGATCTATAAAACGCACATGCGGCATGTAGTTTGTGATGAATGTGTGCTAAATCTATCACTTGAGGATGTTTTGTGTCTTGCACGTGTCTATCAATTAATCCTAATTTTCTTGCTATCCCTGTGTACACATCGTCACCTGAATAATCAACTCTACCTGTCGATCTATCATCTAAACCTTGTGTGTGAGCAACAACAAGATAATCAATCTTGTCTGTGTATTTTAATATCTCTACCATGGATGCATACGGCCCACCATCATATTTTCTTCTAGATAAACGTTCTTCTTCAATTGAAAAAACTACTTCACCGTCTTTTAAAAGACAAACACCTGCGTTGTGTCCTCTGGCTATTGCGGCAATATATCCCGTTTTGTTATATTTTTCTATATCATCCATTGTTATTCCTCTATTGGTTCACCATTGACTGCGGCAATTACATAATCTTCTATTTCAGGCGACATTGCCATTATTTTTTCATTTTTTCTGCTGATTCTTTCATCCATTGTGATTCTAATTGGATCATATTCACGTTCCATTTGTCCTAGATCAATATGATTAAAGTTTTCTGATTTTTTATATGAAGTATTTTCAGGATATGTTGCACCAAATATCACACTTGATGGTGTATCTAAACTGTAAGCAAGATGCTGTCCTAAAGAATCACACCCTAAAAAATGATCAGCATGTTTTATAATTGCGCCCCATTGTCTTATTGATACTTTTTCAGGCATTGCTACTTCGTCAGGGAATCCTGCATCTTTAAAGTCTATACCAAACTCACACATCAGCATAACTGCAAAATCTTTTTCCTGTAATTTTTTGATAATATTTTTTAAATTAAAAAATTCAATACTTCTGTTTGTTTTGTCAACAAAAGAGCCATCAATTTGTTGTATTGCTCTTCCAAAGGGTTGAATCACAACAACTTTTTCTTTTTTTAATTTTTCTTTTACTTCGACTATTGCTTTTTGTCCTGCAATTAATTCTTCTTTGTTTAGCACTAATGTTGATTTAGGTAATTCTCTAATACCTTTTTTGTTTATCAACATATCAAATGCCTGTGCAATATTACATTTTTGATTAAAATAATCATGCACTCTATATGGTTCAGGACTTACAATATCCATGTTGACTAGTTTTGTGTGGAATAAATTTTTATGATACATGTCATAAGTTTTTGAATCCAATGTTGGATGTCCTTTTAAGATATCACATTCACCTTCCATCACAATGATAAAATCTGGATCGTTGCCTTCTTCTTGATATTTTTCTAAGGCAGGTATAGCAGATATAATTCTTCCTATTCCGCCATTGAGTAAAAATGCTTTGGGTCTTTTTTGTTGTGTATTCATTTGTACAATTACTTATAGGTTAATATTTTATATGAATGTAATAATGACTCTATGGTTTGATTAATGGCATGTCAGGATATTTTAACTTCCAATGAAGCACATGACTAAAATTGTCTCGTATGACTATCCATTGTGCTTTACAATTTTCAATGGCTGTTCTTTCATTGTCACGATAAACCAAACCTCTTGCCAATTCTCTGTCACACATTTCAATATGCTTGACAATATCTCTGTGTATGTCTTCATTTGTGTGTTGATGCAGTCTGAATCTAGGTTTTACAAATTTACCATTGATGTATTTTAAGTCGTTTATGTAATAAATCTGATTCAACACATGACCCCAATTGTAATCCCATATTATAGGATTGCCATCACTGTCCACTTGTCCTACATCTTCTTCGTAGTTGGGCACTTCGTCGTGTGAGTATGTGTTTCTAATATACGCCGCTTCCCATGGATTATTTCTAGCATCTATTACTAATGTAGAATGCCCTGGTTCAGGATGCACGATTCTTTGTTCAAGCAGTTCTAGTGATTCTGCCGCCCACAAACATTCTGCAATTAAACCAGTACTGTCTTCAACAGCCATTTTTAAAAATGTTGGTCCAGTGTAATAGGCTGGTGTTGTGCGTCCTTGACTAAAATTGTCCACATAGGGTTCGTCAGGAATTTCTATTTGAAACGGAATGTGATTGAGATTACTAGTTTGATCCATAACTAGAAATATTTATTGCTAGTTAAAGTCGATGACTGTTAAAAGTGATTACTTGAAGTCAGGTGATTTTGGAAAAGGAATTTTCCAAAAAGACACACCACTATACTTTGTTGATATACCTTCCAACATTGTTTTGTGTGCTGTGATTGCCGCCGCTTCGTCTGTAGTATAAACATCAGTTCTAGCCAACTCTGCTGTGCAGTTTGCTATCATGTTGGTTACACTGTCATTGAACATTGCTTCTGTATTTCCATGTTCTCTGAACGTTGGTGCTACAATGGCATTGTCTACGTATTTTATTGTTTCTAAATCCCAAATTTGTCCAAGAAGACCTTTGCCGTCTATCCAAACAAATTCCCAAGTTTCAGCATTGCCGTCACCATCTGTTGTACCTAAATTTTCTGAATAATCTGCTTTTTCTCCTGAATCATACCATCCTGTGATCATTGCGGCATGTAGTGGATGTGTTTGTGCATCAATTATTCCTGGAAGATGACCTTCCATTACAGGACCTTCATTTTCAGTCATGTCTTCTTTAGTGTCACCGTTTCCAATCACGTTTCTAATTACGCCTGTAGTTGCATCGTATTGGAACTTGATCCATCTGTCACCGTTGTAGGTTGCCGCTTGTTCGATACCATCTGAAAAATCATTCACAAATGGTTCATTTGGTACTGCTATTGTAAATGCTTGTGCTATTGCCATTGTTTATATCCTCTTATACTTTTATTTATCATTCTGTTACTATTAACTAGCAACAAACTTGATTCTTACTCCACCAAATCCACCTCTAATTCCGTGATCTCTAACATCCGGACATGGGTTTGGTGATAGTCCTCCTGCTCCCACAGGTAGGTAGTTGTTACAACCTTGCATCTCATAACATCCGCAAGATCTAGTTGATCTCCAACAGTGTGCATCTGGCGTACCTTGTCTTGGTGTTTTTGTTGCCAAGTTAAGTGCCGCATACCACTGAAATAATTGGTTTCCTGACCATTGTGACATTGGAGTTCCATCTGATTCTTTTTGGAACGTGATCAATGCACCTTCGTCTGAAAATAATCCTGCTGGTGTAGCCACGTGTTGTTGAAATCTACACTTACAGTGTGGACAACATCCAAAGAAACTAGCACATGAAAACTGTCCGCAACAGTTTTTGCCAGTGTCTCCGCCGTATCCTAATGAACACCAGTGTCCGTTACACACGTTACATACTACTCCGCAGTTGTCATTGTTGCATTTTGTATAACAGAAACCTTGTGCTCTGTAACAACAGAATAAAGAATCACCTGTTGTACACATTGATTTACCACCAAATCCACCTCTTGAACAGACACATCCGTTTCCATTTGCGGCTGTGATCCAACAAATTTCTGATTGTTCTGAACATCCTGAGTGACATAGTGGGTGAGCATAACAACTGTGTCCTGTTTGACCTGTCATTGTGTCACCTGCTTCTACTGTGATTGTTTTTTTAACATAAGCGCCTGCGTTACCTGGTAATCCGTCACCACAACAACACATTCTTGCACCTGATCCACCTGCTCCCCAAACTTCTATTTCTGCTGTACCGTCGACTCTTGCTGTCCAACAAATACCATTACAGAATTTTGAGTAGTTTGTGCCTGATGTATATGAATAAATGTAACCAGTTTCGAGATTGTTTTCAATCATCTCTGCTGGGTTTCTAGTAGTTAATAATCCTTTTAAACTTGCCATAATAATATTTATCCTATCTCCTGTGACCTACGGTACTGCTGGTAGATCGTATTCATCTGTTGGTGAAATAAATTTAATTCTCATTAATCCGTGACCACCTCTGTGAGCGTGATCTCTTACTCCATCACACGGTGTTGGACCTTGTCCTCCAATACCTGCTGGGTAAAAAGTGTTACATCCTTGTTGGTCATAACAACCACAACTTCTGTTACCTTCCCAACAACCAGTGTAAGGACCACCTGTTGTAGGGTTACGTGTTGCTAGGTTGAAACCATGTGAAGCATTCATCCAACCGCCCATTCCGGACCATTGTGATCTTCCATTGTCAGAATCCATTGTGTAGTGTACTTCACCACCTTCTGTTGAAATCATTCCTGGAGGAAATTTATTCACTGGAACCTGTCTACAGTTACAGTTTGGTTGACATCCTCTAAAGTAATGACAACTAAATCCACCATAACAGTTTGTGTCTCCACCATATGCAAAAGCACAGAATTGAGGACATGATGCTGAATCCATAAAGTTACAAACAATTCCGCAATAAGTTCCGCCACCCTGTGTGTTACAATAGTTAGCCGCCACTGCACAACAGTAGATTGAACTACCAGTTGAACACCAAGTTCTTCCACCTATACCACCTTGGGCACATATACAACCATCACCACCTGCGTCACCAAACCAACACACTTGAGTTGGTTCTGAACAACCTCTAAAACAAAGTGTATCTGAGTTACCACATGATAATCCAATAATTGCACAAACGTAACAACCTTCAGCCATTTCAATTGTTTTCTTAGCATAACCACCTGGGTTACCTGGAATTCCTCCACCGCAACAACACATCTTAGCGCCTGATCCACCAGCACCCCATATTTCTATGGTTGCTGTACCATCTGATGGTGCAACGAAACACACGTGACATCTAAAGTTTGTTCCTCTTGATGTACCTGGATAATATTGATAAATTCTACCTTTTTCAAGGTTAGTTTCATTTCCTACTGAAAAATCGTATTTGGTTTGAAGTAATGTTGTTAAACTAGCCATAAAATTAACTTACGAATTTGATTCGTACTCCTCCGTGTCCACCTCTGATTGCGTGATCTCTAACACCTGGACATGGGTTAGGTCCTCTTCCTCCTGTACCAATCGGCATCTGGGGAATACATCCATCATTCTCATAACAACCACAAGCAAGACCACCGTCCCAACAACTTGCCCACGGCACACCACCTGTTGGAAATCTTCCTGAACCTAAATTTGCTAAATGGTGATAATGTCCTTGACCAGACCAATTTGAAGTGCCACTACCGTCGTCATTAGTGTAAGTGATCATTCTACCAAGTTTAGAACCCATTCCTGCTGGAGTAGGTATGTGATGATGGAACATACAAATACATGATGGATAACAACCAAATGCTGATACACATGAAATTCTTCCACACACATTAGTTTGTCCACCGTATGCTTGAGCACACCATGAACCATCGCATTGGTTACAAACAATTCCGCAGTTGTCGTTATTTGTTCTTGTTACACAGAAACCGTTTGCTCTGTAACAACAATAAAAACTGGCTTGAGATGAACAATAAGTTACTCCACCTTTTCCACCTTCTGCACAAGCACAAGTCTCTGCGCCTGCTATACAAAATCTTACTTGAGCTGGTTCTGAACAACCTCTAAAACATAAAGAACCCGAGTTACCACAACTTAAACCTGTACATCCGCAGATATAGTCTCCTGGAGACATTGAAATTTGTTTTTTAACATAAGCACCTGCGTTACCTGGTGTTCCAAATCCACAACAACACATCTCTGCACCTGATCCACCTGCTCCCCAAGTTTCAACTATTGCAGTTCCTGCCACGGCTGGATGGAAACAAAATCCACACCATAATCTAGAATAGTTCGCTCCGTTTGTGTAAACGTAGATACGTCCTTTTTCTAGGTTACTTTCTTCAACCGATACGAAAGCGTCCTGTTTTGTTCCGAGTAATGATTTTAAACTAGCCATTGTTTTTGTTTCTCCAAGTATTTTAATGTTGTAAATTTAATATAATAATTATAAAAAATTATACAGCACCAATTATCCAACCATAAGTTGGACCAGTGTAAATCAAAGTTGCGATTGCACCATTTAAGTCCATTGTTAAGTCGTCTGCTGAACCTTGAATTAGTGAACCGTTCCTAGCAACTGTAACTGCGTTAGTTCCAAAGTTCGAAGTTGCATCAATGATTTGAATTGTGTCATTGATCAACAAAGAAGCATTTAGAGGTAACGTAATTGTGAAAGTGCCTGCGGCACTATTTGCTAAGATTCTATCATTTACCACTGCTTGGTAAGTTGTTGCCACTTCTCTAGTGACTACGCCAGCAGTTCCAGTTGTTGATATGTATCTTCCCATTGTCTTTGTTTCCTTTTATTAGTACTTTTTATACTATTTATACTATTTACCTTAAAATTATGCTGTACTTGTTTCAATACCACTCACAACTGCACTTACATTAGCGGCACTTGAACGTGCTACTAATAACTGCGTTGCAGACAGTACTAAACCAGTTCTTTCCAACACACCATGACTCATAATTTCTGTTTCATATTCAACATATTCTGAGTTATCCGGTGTAGATGTATCCGCTACCGCTAGTCTAACTGTAACCGCTTGGTTACCTCTGTTACAAAACGAGACCGTTGCCACCGTAAAAGTGTCAGCAGGCGTTGTATATACAGTCGTATTAGTAGCGGCTAAAAGATCTGCTTTTCCTATTCTTCCTGAAGCCATCGTATTTTCTCCTTTAACTATGTATTAAGTAGTTCATCGCAATCGGTACACCAGTAACTCCTTTTGTGAAGTTAGTGACGCTTTGGAAATTGATCCCTACGTTGTTACTTGTACTTATCGTATTACCAGTAATTACCACTAATCCCGCAGTAATCAAGTTAACATTGAGCGAACTAGCACCACCACCAATTTGAGAAGCGATATAAGTTCTTATTGCTCTTTGTGTCGGAACAATTGCGTCTGAATTAGCCGCCATTGTACCATCAGTTGAGAATTCATTGATAGAAGCACTTGTTCCACCTAATGCCAAATCGCCCAACTGTAATTCTTGTAGTCCTGATATGTTAAATGCATCTGCATTCAATGAAGCAATACCAGTTGCTTGTTCTACTGAGAATAAATCTCCTACTCTAAAGTTACCATCTTGGTCTGTAGAAGTAAAGAACACTCTTCCTCCGCCACCTTCAACAACTTCGTTTGCTGGTATTGGATTTTTAGCAGGTAGACCTGGATAATTGGTGCTAGTAATATTACCTGTACCAATATCTAAGAAGTCATGACCTGTCAATCTAACTTGTGAATATCTAATTCTCATTTCTACAGTTTCGCCATGTTCTGGTGCTTCATAAGATTTGATGTCTGGTGAAACTTGTAACAATCCTGTGAAAGGAGTTTTCGTTCCAAGTTGTTGATTTACAACAACCAGTTTGAAATATTGTCCCGGTAGATGACCGAACTCAATGTTTGAACCTGCTCTTGGAATTGATGTTAAATTTTCAACAGCAATGTATTTGCCAGTTTGATAGTCATCTCTAAAACCACCAAATGTTTCTGCTGTTCCGCCACTTGCATATGCTGTGTAGGCAGTTGAATCAATTGCTACTGTTAAATCATAGTCTGCATAAATTTCAAATGTATCTGTTGTTAAAACTTTAACATAATAAAATACACCAGAGTTTAAATCAGTCATTCCAATAATGCCATCAAATTTAACTTTGTCATTGGTGTTAAAGTTGTGTGCCGCTGTTGTTGTGATCACTGCTGGCGATGCCTGAGTAATTGCACTTACAGTTGCTTGTACACCTTGTTCTGTGACTGTTGCTGAAGCAGTAACATAATCTTGTCCTCTTGAAACGTATGTTGGTTGACCTAACACACCATCGCCAATGTATGCTTGTACTGGTGCGTCAACAGAGTTGTTTGGATCTACAAATGTTACAGTTGGTGCACTTGTATAAGAAGCACCACAATCTAATATTTTAACACTTGAAATAACATCACCTGTGATAACTGCTCTTGCCACTGCCTGTCTTGGTGTAGTAGAACCATCATTATCTGGAGCACCAATCACCACTCTTGGAGTGATTTCATAGATTGAAGTTGAGTCAAGTGTTTCAGCCGTTTTGCCACCTAGTGTGTCCCAACCTGCTGAATCATCTGAGAATTTTTTAATTGTTGCAACTTTACTTGAAGAAGTATAAGTGTCAATGTAACCGTACATTCCAGCACCTTTACCTTCTGTAACAAACAATGCCATTCCAACATAAACTGCACTTGCCGCCGAATCTGCCGCCGCCAAAGTTATCTGAGTTAATGTTCCTGTTTGTGCTGAGTTTGTTGTTGTAACATATCCGTCACCACCTAAATCTGATGGATCTGAAGCAGGAGTTTCTGTTAATCTAATTCTGTAAACTCCACCTGTGTTGTAAGTTGCTGTTACTGTGTTTAATCCAAACCCATCACCTGTGATAGTTACAGTTGCGTTTGAATATTCTCTACCTGCATTTCCAAATTCAAGTGCAAGTATTTGTTCACCATCAGTGAACACACCGTCAATTACAGCATCAGTTGATCTGTTGTTAACAAGACCTGTTACAGGAATTTCAGTTGGGTCAACACCTTCTGCCACACAACCAAAATCACCATATGATGAGTTACCGTTTGTTGCACGTATTTTTCCACCTGTTTCTGCAAGGTATCCAATGTGTCCGTAGTATGAGAACACAGATACAAGTTCTGCTCTTCCTAAATTTGTAATCCATGCACCAATACCATCTGATATTACTTGAGTAAAGTCATTTGATACCATGGAGTCATTTCCACCTGCGTGTAAATCTCCGTCAATTTTTTGTCCCACAGCACCTGTTCCAAATGTTGTAACGTTTTGAATGTAAGGTGATCTTCCACCTGCACCGTTCAGTGCACCAATCCATACGCTTTCATCTGCTGTGCCATATCCTGGATCAAGAGAAACAAAAGCACCCGCTGTTGGACGTTTTGTACCATAACTGTTTGCGGCTCCTAATGCTCCTGATAAACCTTGTACAGTACAGTTTCTTAAACCTGTTGCATTTCTCATGTAGAACATGTCTGAAAGTGTTGAACCTTCAACAGCATTCACATACCATTTAGCACCTTTCAGTGACATATAGTTTCCTGTGTACTGTAAATCGTATATAATTCCGTCTACATAATCTTTAATATCGTCTTCACAGTCATTTTGACCAAATGAGTAACCTGGATTTGCTCTTTTCACAAATTCAGCACACTCTTTAGCAATAAATTCTCTGTTGGCTAACAATCTTAGACGTGCATCTGTGTATCCAGCACTTACTTCTGCTGTGTTTGAACCAGTTAATGCTGGTTCAGTGCCATTGTCATTGATTTTGAAGTCAATGTATTTTTCAATATTATCAGCAATCGCCGCCGCCGCTGTACCTGCCGCACTTGAACCTGCTGGCACTGCCACGTCTTGTGTGATTGTGTTTCCTGTTGTCACTGTTAACACTTGGAATGTGATGGTTTCACCAATTGCTGTGTCACCAGTACCTGGATTGTTGATTGTTTCTGTTGCAGGAATAGTGATTGTTTCACCTACAACATAATCTTGTCCTGGAGTTAACACAGTTAATCCTGTAACGAAACCAAATGCGTTGGTTGTCAATGTAAATGTAGCGCCTGTTCCTGATCCTGATGCTGTTGTGGCAACTGTGCCCGTACCTTCAATTAAACTAGCACCTTGATAACCTAAACTTGCACCAGTTGGAACTGTTATTATACCACCTGATGGTGTTACTGTAACAGCAATGTTTTGAATTACATCTGAAATAATTGCTTCCATACGTTGAATACCTTGTAAAGAATATTGAACATCACCACTAGAAACCACTGAGCCTGCTGGTCTGATGTTGGTTGATCTCAATTCATCTCCAACCACAGCACAATTTGCCGCAACACTCATTGGTAAAATTTCGTTGTATATACCTGTTTTCACATTCAGTGTGATTTGAGGTTGTGATTTTGCAGGAATACCTGAAATTACTCCAGCCGTTATAGCATCTGATGAAAGTGTCATCAATGTTTCTATGTCTGCTACCACTGTTGCTTCTGCAACTTTTGTTAAATCTGATACTTGTAATGTTGTTGCTTGATCCGGTGTGTAACCTGTAGAATTTACAACCACTTGTTGAGCAATGTATGCCGCTCTTACAATTGCCGCGGCAGTTTCTGCTTCTTGTCCTGCAACATAACTAACACCTAAATCTGTAAAATAAGAAAGTGCCGCTTCTCTTGATTTGACATTTCCGCCTTTTTTCAGATCATTAATTGTTGCATCAACAATGATTCCTATATCTCTTCTACATTTCACAGCGTCATAAGTGAACGCACTTGTGAATGGTGAAATATTTCCTGTAATTTGATCATCAATCCATGCAATAACTTCGTCTTGTATGAATGCTTTGTTTCTGTTTAATAGATTTACACCTTGTGGATTTCTTGGTCCTAAATCAATTTGGTGTAGTGCATATCTAATGTTTCTAAATGGTCTGTCCAATGTTACACCTGCGTTAGGTGCCGGTTCATCAGTTCCATTTGGTCCTACATAGTAAACTTGATCTACTTGTCCAACAAATCCCCATTCAGGTAAAGTACCTGCAGAGTTGACAACAAGTGCTTGTCCTGAAGCACCAATTGGTAATCTTGCTGGTCCTGAAGCACCGTAAATTAAAATGTCACCTTCTGATTCTAAAACATCATTTTCTGGACCACCTGATAACAATTGCCAAACAGATGTATCAACACCACTTCCTGGTGCATAATCTGGTTGATTGATTGTTGCCGGTCCAACATTGTTTGCTGTGTGTGATGTTATACAAATGTAAGATGTGTCTGTGTTTACAGATCCTCTTACAATGTCACCTTTGTCGTAATAATTTGCGTTGGCCCACGTGCCTTTCCAGTATAAACCCTCGTTTAATTTATCCCAATGTAGTACACTTGGTGGTCTGTTTCCTGTTGTGTCAGCAATAGCAATATAAGTTGTACCGCCAACTCTAACCACGTCACCTGTTTTGTAAGCAGTTGCGTTGTTGTAGTCACCTTTTAAACTGAAACCTGTAACAAATATATCCCAATCAGCCGTTTCAGTTGATGGAACTTTGTTTAAGTTATTTCTTAATCCAACGTATTGGTAACCTCCGTAAGTAACAATGTCACCTGGTTGATACTGCGTTGCGGCATCCCATGAATCTTCAAATTCTAAACCTGGAATAAAAATGTCCCAGTTGGCTTCGTCAGCCGCCAATGATGCGCCTGCTGTGTGAGCCGCTGTTGCAATCCATAAGTTAGCACCATATTTTGCAACATCATTTACTTTGTATCTTGTTGCTGTTACCCAGTCACCTAGATATTCGATACCTTTGTGTAGGTATTGCCATTTTGCTTGATCTAATTCTAATCCATCAGCCGCTGTCGCCGCCGAAGTGTGTCCAGTGATACAAACATAAAGTTGTCCACCATATCTTACTGTGTCATTTGGTTTGTATCTTGTGCTGATAGCCCAAGTGTCTAACCAGTTAAATCCTTTTGCAAACACTTCCCATTTTGCAAGGTCTAATTCTAATCCATCAGATAAAGTTGATGCTGATGTGTGTTCAGTTACACAAAGATATACAGTTGCACCGTATCTTACTAAATCGTTTACTTTGTATCTTGTGCTGATTGCCCAGTCTGTTTTGTAATCAAAACCTTCAATGAAAAGATCCCATTTTGCAAGATCACCTTCTAGTCCAATGTTAACATCTGCGTTTGAGGCATGACCTGTGTTACAAATATAAATGTAACCACCGTATTTTACAACATCATTTGGTTTGTAAGTTGTGTTGACTCCCCAATCGCCTTTCCATTCTTGACCATCGGACATCAATGCCCAGTTTGCCGCTGTTAAATCATCTTGGAATTCTGCCGCAGAAGTGTGGTTTACTATACAGATGTAAGTTCTACCACCATATCTTACAACATCATCTACAGAATAAAGGGCACTTGTGTACCAAGCACCTTTCCAAACAAAACGTATTCTACCTAATTTAAACTCAGCCATGGGTTAATATATCCTCTTATTAAAGTTATTTATCATTATTCGCCATATCCATTAGAACTATCAATAGCACTGATTGGATCTCCTTCATTTAGTTCCGTACTTGCTGTTCCACCAGTGAAAAAATTCAATGCCATCAAGTAACCGTCAATTCCACCATTTAATTTCGCAACTCTATCAACAACAATTTGTCCTGTTTCCGGAAATGCTTCATTGAATATTTCTCTATTTCTTACTTTAATTTGTCCTGCTCTAAATCCAGAAACGTTCAAATTAGCACCACCACCTGACACTCTTGAACCAATGTATGTCACAATTGCTTTCTGAGTTGGTACCACATTGTCGGAGTTTGCCGCCATTGTAGGGTCAGTTGAAAATTCTCTAATAACAACTTCTGTTCCACCTAGTACAACACCACCTAGTGCTAATTCTGATAGTCCTTGAAGATTGAATAAGTCTGCGTTAAGTGTTACAATACCAGTTGCCTGTTCTACTTCAAACAATTCACCAACACGGAAGTTACCATCTTGGTCAGTTGATGTATAGAACACTCTACCACCGCCGTTGTTGGCAGTTTCTCTGTTTGGTTGAGATTCGTATCCTTCTGTAAATCCTGCATTAGTATAAAGTTCTGGATAGTTTGTGGTTGTCACGCCACCTGTACCAATATCTAAGAAGTCGTGTCCTGTTAATCTAACTTGTGAATACTGTTGTCTAATTGTTACTGATGTTTCATGATCCGGAGATTCATTTTCTTTTAGACTTGGTGAAATTCTAAATTGTGCTGTTAGATTTGGAGCAACTCCTGTAACTTTTGTAATTTGTGTCACTCTGTAAATTTGATCTTCAATTCCATTGATGTACAACAAGTCGCCTGGTCCAGGTTCTCTTGATAATTCTTTCATTTGCATAACTTTTCCAATTTGGTATTCGTCTGCAAAACCGTCCCCATCCACTGTGGCACTTACATTGATAAATCCTGTACCTCTGTTTGTGAATGTTGGTTGACTCAATACACCGCTGGCAATTCTTGCTTCAACAGCCACATCTAAAATATTTACATTGTCTTGAATTGTGACTGTGGGTGATGTTGAGTATCCTGATCCTGTGTCTAACAGTTGTATTCTAGAAACTTTACCTGCGTTTGTGATAACTCTTGCCAAAGGTAGAGCACCTTTTTTAAGTATTGTTAAATCTGTCATTGTTCCTTGTTTTAACGGAACAAAATATCCACCATTTTGTCTTCCACCCACAATGCCTGTGTAAGTTCCTGACAGTGTTGTTAATTGTTTCCAACTCACTGCATCATATGAATAAGCAACTTCACCATTGGTTGTGATTGCTATAAAAGTTCCTTGAGAACTTGTAACTTTTAAATATGGTCCTGTGTGTGGAGGAGTTTCAGATTCTGTCCAAACTGTGACAGCACTTGTTGAACTCTGTGCCGCGTTAGCATTTGATACAAAGAATTTATTTCCTGATGTTGAATCATCAAACGGTGAATCTTGTACCGATGCTATAAATTTGTCTCCAGTGAATGTTAGATGTTGCATTAAGAATCTATCACCACCTACATCAGCCGCCAATTCAAAAGTTGAACCGCCGTCTACTGATTCCCAAGTTTGTCCAAAGTCGTTTGCAATTATAATTAAACCATTACCTGCCGCAATGTGTGTAAACACTGGCGTTGATCCATCGTATGGTTCTACTTGACTAGAAGTCCATGATTGACCTTCATCGCCCGATATGTACACAACACCTGTTTCTGAAACTACAACCCATTGTGCAGATACATTTTCCCATGCACAACCTCTGAATATGTCTGCTCCAATGTTGCCTGAAAGGTCACTCCAATTGGCACCGTCTTGTGATCTTGCAAGAGCACCTGTGGCAGAAGTTGCCATAAAGTTATTGTTACCACCCACTAAACTGTTCCAGTTTTGTGTTGGCACACCATTTCCTACTGTCCAAGAACTAGAATCAACTGATCTTAATCCTCTTCCATTACCTAACAATGCAGTTACATTTGTGCTTCCTACTCTTCTTGAAGCGCCTAACAAATATTCTCCACTTAATGAAATAGATGCTGTAGAATTACTGTATGGTGGTTCACTGAAGGATATTCTTGGTTCAATAAAATATTTTGTTGACGGATCTAATTCTTCTTCAATTTTAAATCCACCTAAAAAGTGTTGGAAACCGGGTGTGTTATCAAATTCTTTTTTGACTGTACAAGTTTTTGTTACTTCATCAAATGCATCAATGATTCCGTATTGCCCTCTTCCTGTACCTTCCCAAATATAAATTCTTTGTCCAACTGTTTGTGCTGATGTTCCTTGAAACTGTTGGTTCAATTGAATTGTTGTTGCAGTACCTGTGATTGCAGGTCCTGATTTACTTGTATATGCAGATCCTCCTGCTGGTGTTGAATCACCTGGACCTAAAATTCTTACTTTGTTTACAGCACCATCTCTTGTGTTTTCATAATTGATTGTTGCCGACGCACCTTCTCCTGAACCTGCTATGGCAATTGTAGCAGAAGTATAATCTTGTCCTGCATGGTCATAAGCAAAAGCAAATATTTCATTTTCATCGTTGTAAACTGCATCTACTTGAGCTTCTTGTGTTCTGTTATTAAATTTTCCTGTGATAGCCGTTTCCGTAGGAGTAACTCCTTCTGCAACTGATCCCCAATCTCCATAAGAGTTGTTTCCGTTTGTTGCTCTAACTTTACCGCCGTCAGTTGCAAGATAACCTATGTGACAATAGTATGTGAACACAGATACAAGTTCTGATTTACCTTCACCGTTAACCCAGAAACCAATACCGTTATCAATAACCTGTGTAAAGTCATTGGCAACAATTGATTTATTACCACCATTGTGTAAATTTCCGTCAACTTTTAAACCTATACAACCTGTTCCAAACGTTGATACGTTTTGTACATAACAAGAACGTGTTGTGATCCAAGCCGCGGCATCTGACGCACCTGACCCAGGGTTTAGTGAAACAAACGCTCCACCTGATGGTCTTTTTGTTCCGTATTGATTGATTGGTCCTAATGTTCCTGTTAATCCGCTCAATGACATGTTTCTAATGCCTGAACCGTTGTTAACATAAAACATATTTGATGTTTCGTAACCCGCCGCTGGTTTTACTTCTGTGCTTCTCAGTTCATCTCCAACTAATGCTGTGTCTCTTGGCACAGTGATAGGCAAAATTTCTTGATATAATCCTGTTTTAATAAAAATTGTTGCAGGTGATCTAGCGGCTAAGTCGCCATTGATGTAATCACATGCAAATTTAATTGTTTTGAAAGGAGCCGCCAATTGACTTCCTTGTGTTTCAAGGTCTTTACCTTCTGGCGATACATAATAAACTTTTGGTGTTTTATCAAAGTCTTCCCAGAAAGGAATGTCACTTGATCCAACTTTTAATAATTGTCCTGATTCACCTACACCAATTCTTAATCTTGTTGAATCATCGTTTTGAGTTTTGATATCTCCAGGATATTCCAACACGTTTGGTGTGTGTCCTGTTGCCAACAGTTGCCAGTAAGGTCCAACATTTTCTGATTCAAAATCCAGTGGTGGTTTTGCATCTGATGAATTTGCTTCATGTTTTAAAATACATTTGTAAAGTGTGCCTGCCACTGTGACAACATCGCCCGGGAAGTACGTTGATTCGCCTGTGAGACCATTTAAATCTGTTTCTTTCCAAGGTCCTTTGAATGCATTACCTGTTACCAATAATTGCCAAGGCCATGGATCATCAGATCCTGGATCATAGGCACTTCTTGTTGAAGGATCTACACTTTCATTGTCTCGTGTTGCAATATATAAATCACCACCAGCTCTTACCACGTCACCAGTGCTGTATGGAAATGGTTCTGCTTGATCATTAACAATGTAAGTTGCTACCCATTCACCTTTGAATGTGTAACCAGCCACTTGTAATTCCCAAGTTGCAGTTGCATCTGTGACAGCAGGTTCAACACCAATGTTACTTTTTAACGCAACATATGTGTAACCTCCATACAGTACAACATCACCTTGTTGATAGTATTGAGAAATTGTCCATTCGTCTTCAAATTCGTAACCTGGTATCCATAAATTGAAATTGCTTTCAACCATGTTGACATCAGTAGCCCAATGACCTGTTGTCACTTGCCACATACCTGGAGACCATCTTACAAGTTCTCCTGCGGCATATCTTTCTCCAACAGTGTAATCGCCTCTATATCTAATTCCTGTGAAAACAGTTTCCCATTGGGCACTGTTTGCCTCTAAACCATCAGCGGCATCATTAGCCACACCATTTACTCCGACTGTGGTTATAGCACCATTGTCGACTGTGTTAATTGTGATTGTGACATCGTTGGCCGGTGTTGCTCCGCCCAGTGCTGATCCTAAAATTGTAAAAGTTTCTGAAGCAAGATAAGTTGAACCACCGTTTGTGATTTTGATATTGTAAGTTGCTCCAACTTTAAAAACAAAAAATTGAAATCCTGTTCCTTCTGCACCGCCGTATGTGGCAGTAGGATTTACAAATTTATTAGAAGCGGCTGATCTGTGTCCTGTTAGACATCTAAACACTGTACCACCATAATACACAATATCATCTGGATAGTATAATGTGCCGGCAGTCCAATCACTTCTAAAGTTGTCTGATCTTGAATATTGATCCCAGTAGTCTGCATTGAATTGTAATCCATCATCTGCAGTTCCTGAAGTGTGTGCTGTGTTACATTTCCAAATTGATCCACCGTAAATTACTGTTTGGTCAACGTTGTAAAGTGTAGCAGGTGTCCAAACACTTTGCCAATCTTCTCCACGAGCAAAGTATACCCATTTTAATTCATCTCCTAGTACACCATTTGATGCAGATGCATTTGAAATATGTCCTTCAATACATTTGTAAATTAAACCACCAACTTTAACCAGTTCGCCAATTTTATAAAATGTTGAAGGTGCCCAATCGCCAGTCCAACTTTGACCGTCCATCATTTGAGACCATCTTGGAGTTGCGTTGTTTAAGTCGTTGTAAAAGTTTGTGTCTGATGTGTGTACTTCAACACATACAAAAACTTTTGCACCGTATCTTAATACATCATCTTTTACATAAAGAGTGTTGGCTGACCAATCACCTCTCCATCTAAATCTAATTCTATCTATTCGAAAATCTGCCATTGATTAATTCCTATATGTATTTATTTCCTTATGTACTATAAGGTTCCACATATCCTGGATATGTGTGAGCCTCGTTAACTTTTAATACTAATTCGCCTTCACTATTCACGTAATAAAACAGGTTTCTACCATCCCATTTGTACTGTTCGTACACTAAATTTGGAAAGTTTTTTCTGTGTTGCTGATCTCTACCTTCAAAAAAGTCTTCTCCTCTACTCCAATTGTTGTAGTTTTCATCAATATTGCCTGGTCTATTCAATTGTACTCCATCTTCTAGTCTTAATAAATCTGATTTCACCATGTATAATTCGCCAGCATCTGTTCTACGCAAACCATAGAAATATCTATTGTTCGCCAGTGTCTTTTGTAACTCGTCTATGCCTACGCCAAATACTTGTGCCATTATCTATTAACTCACTATGTTGATTGTGTTACCCATTGCTGAGTGAATTGTACATTGGTAATACAGTGAACTTGGAGCATCCATAGGAACTTCTAAAATCTGTGTTCCTGTTTTGCTTCCACTTACACCTGATGTGTATTCTGCACCACCGTTTGATACTCTAAATTCGAATGGGTGACTAGCACCTGTTGAATTTACAAAAATATAAGTGTGTCCTCTCATCAAGTATAAAACAGGATCATTGGTTGAAGCCGAAAATCCTGGACCTGTAAAAGTATAATTGGATGAGTCTACGGCTCCAACATTCCATCTCATTGTTGGGCCGTTTTGTTTCACCCAGCCTGTTCCGTTGTAGTACAATACATCACCTTGTGCTGGTGTTGATATTGTTACATCAGTTAAATCATTAAGAGTACTTGCTCCACCGCCTGCATCTGCAACAAATTCTAATGCTGTTCCACCTGCGTTTACTTTAACTGTTCTTCCTGCCGAACCTGAAAAAGTTGAAGGAGTATCTGTCAATGTTAATATTGAAGTTGGAACAGATGGTTTGTTGTTCAAGTTGTTGTAGTTCAAATAATATGTGCTGTCTAATCCATCAAGAGTGTCAGCATCTGTACCACCGCCACCTGTTGTTGCATCATCACCAGGTACCCATACTGTACCATTCCATTTTAGAACTTGTCCTGAAGTAGGCGAAGTTGTTGTTGTGTCAACATCTGAAAGTTTATCAATTGAAAACGCCGCAACAATTTCTAAAGCATCTGCAGTGCCGTTTACTTGTAAGAAACCTCCTGCTAGTCCTGAGAAAGTTGCTGGAGTGTCAGTCAATCCAGTGAATGCAGTTGCACCTGCGCCACCACCGCCACCTGCGGCAACATCACCTGGTTTCCAAGTTTGTGAACCTGCATCATAAATCAATGCTTGTCCGTTGGTTGCTGTTGCTGTCAGATCAACATCTGAAAACATTCCGATAGATTTATTCGCATCTGCAATTTTTACCCAAGCACCTGCGTGAGCATAGTAGGAAGCATTCTCACCGTGTACATGAGCAAACATACCATGATACGTTGCCGCACTTGGTAAATCTGCTAGAGTTGAATATAAAAAAGTAATTTTGTTTGCACCAGTGGCAGTAATCAAATTGTTATTGACTATTGTCAATGCTGTTCCGTTTCCAAGAGCTGTGTACAATTCTTGAAAATTGTTGTTCATTTTTCCACCAGCGTCCCTTAACGAGTCTCCTTGACCGTCATTTGGAATAATACCAGTGTTTATAAGTTGTCGTGTCATTCGTTTTTTCCTCCTACTTTATCCTCTATCGAATGTTATTTCATTACTGTCCATTAAGTAATTTGTTCTATCCAAAGTGAATACTGTTTGTTCTACAATCACAGTTTCGTCTGTTTGTGGATATGTAATTGCTCCATCACCTACGTTACTGTTAATTCTTACAACCAGTTCTCCTTCAGAATTAATATAATAATTTAAATTTACATCGTCCCATCTAAATTGTTCGTATCTTAAATTTTTAAATGGTTTAGCATGATTTAAATCTCTACCTTCAAAGAAATCATAACCTTGATCAAATTCTTTAAAGTTGTCGTCAATGTTTCCTGGATTGTTTATTGATACAGGATCGTTGGCAGATAATTGGTCAACCTTACCGATGAATAAAGTTCCTTCGTCGGTTCTTCGTAATCCATAAAAGTATCTGTCCTTGATACCATTTTGAAGATATACGGAAGTATCCTGTCCAACTGTGTTTGACATCTTATGTTATCTCCACGTAACTCAACACACAATCTAATGAGTCGTTGATGTTTGATTTTACATTTAAACTGTTTTGACTTGCCACAATTAATTTTTCTCCTGAGTTCAACACACGTAAACTAGAGTTTGGTGCAATTAAAACATCTTTTACAATAAATCCTGTAACTGAATCTGGAGTTGCTGTCAGTGTTACACTGGCTTCCACAACTGATTCTGTCAAGTTTGCTAAAACCATTCCAATGATTGTTGTGTATGATCCTGGTGCGGCTTCGTACACAGCCGTTGTCACAGTTCCTACACTTTTTGTTACAGAGTTTCTAAAATTTGTTGCCATATTTTTCCTATCCTAATGCCAGTGCGTATTCCACTGCTATTTCTGTTGCGTCAATAATACTTACAGCACCTGATGAACCTGCAATTGAACCCCATTGGTTTCCATCGTACAGTTCAACACGTTGATCTGCGGTGTTGTAACGTATCATACCTGTTATGGGTGTAAACGGTCTGTTTGCTGTTGTTCCAACCGGAAGTACAAACCCACCAGAATCTGACACATCAATATATCCCGTTCCAGTTGTTTTTAACACAATTGGACTAGATATAATATTAGTTATCGCATTTCCTTCAAACTTGAAGTCTTCAATTCTGATGCTACCATTTCCTTGAGCATTTAGGATCAAATCCTGGTCAGTTCCTGTGGTTGTTAGGGTATTTCCACTGATTGTTATGTCATCCACTTGTAAAGATGTGACATCAAATCTTGTTGCATTTACATTTGCTACCAAAGTATTGCCAGCATAAAATCTAATTGTGTCATCATCTGCACCAGGTGTGGCTTCAGCAGTGATGTACGTGTCTTTGTCAAGGTCATAAACACCAGACAATGCCAACCAGTTTGTTCCGTTGTATCCTTCAAACACTGAATCATCTGTGTTGTATCTCATCATACCTGCTGATGCAGAACCTGGTCTTTGGGCAGTTGTACCTGTTGGAATTCTAACAGATCCAGTACCGTCAACTCTAAACACACCCGAAGCAGGATTAACTATGAAGTCTCCTGAATCGTTTGTCATTGTATCTCCTGATACTGTAAAGTTTTCAACTCTTACTCCACCAGTTCCACTTGATCTTAAATCTAAATCAGCATTTGTATTATTACTTTGAATTAAATTTCCTTTAATGTTAACACTGTCTATTTGTGCTTCATTGGCAAATATTGTGTTCCATCTTTTTGTAGATGAACCAACATTGTAAATATTATCCTGTGCAGGAACAATATCAGAACCAATACCTGCTGTGATGTTAATTGAATCTGTTGTTTCGTCACCTATTGTAACATTTCCACCTATTGTGATGTCTCCAGTAATATCTAAATTTCCAGTTATGTTTACATCGTCAACAAAATTAATTTGATTGTTGAATGAATCTATGTTTAAATCTCCTGATGTTGTTGTAATAGTGTTGCCAGACAATTGAACATTTCCTGTTTCAATTTTATCTCCTGATATAACTGTAACATTCGGTCCTGATGTAAATGTTAATGCTTGATCAACATCTATGTTAAGTGATGCTGATGTAAAATTAACTTGTCCTGTTTCTTGGTTTACATAAAATTGATCACCAACTCTAAAATCACCTTTGTGGTCAACTGATGAATAATAAACTTTTGCGTTGTTATTTGTTACAACTTCGTTGGCTTGAATTACTGTTGTTGAATCATTATCAACTTCATAATCATTTCCTATGTATGCAAAGTTGTGAGAAATCAAATACATTTTTACACCAACACCGTCACCCACAGCACCAAATGTTCCATAGATAGATGCAGATGCTATTGATCTTACTTCTGCTCCAAAGTCTGTGTAATCAACTAGAGTGAAGTTTGTTGCTGTTGCACCTGCTGATGTTCTAATATCTTGTATCGCAATGTTTGTGTCTAAAAAAGTTGTTGATAAATCCGGACCATTAAATCTACTCACCAACACAGTGTCGGGATTTCCAATTGCTTCAGTTGTTGGTGGTGTAAAGTTTCCTGAACGTATTGCTGAACCTTTGTAAATTATAAAGTCATCCATGTTTCCAATAAATCCATTATTGGCATCATAATTATTACCCATCACTAATGGTTTTGCCGCACCCAAGTCATTTGATATTGTTGCTGATCCAACATTTTGTCCTGCAACATACATTGTTACTGTGTTGCTACTTCTCACTAACGAGAAGTGAGTCCAAGCATTCAAGTTAAATCCTTGACTACCAATGATTACATTTGCTCCATTTAGATAAAGTTTAGGACCATTGTTTGTCATGTACAGCATTAAAGAATATTCTATTGATGCGTTGTTTCTAAAATCAAATAATGTCGTTGATTGTAATTGTGTTGGGTATGCCCAAAATTCTATTGTAAAATCTCCAGTGCCAAATCCAAAGTCTGCTGTGGTTGAAATAGATGCACTGTCTCCAACACCATCTAAGAGTAAACTGGATTGTCCAAATTTTTTCAATGATGTTGATACTTTTGCATCACCGTTGGCAGTGATTTGTTTGCCTGTTGTTTCTGGAGGCATTGCAAATCCTGTTGACTTGCCGTCAATTATAATTTTGTCGTTGTCTATAGATTCGATAGTGCCTGATGCTAATTGAGTTACATTGTCAGTGTCATAGTATGACAATACTTGTCCTGCCGCAAGCGGTGTTCCAGAAAATCCTGAAACTCTTAATTGTGTTTTACCATCTTCAGCAAAACCAGTTGTGCCATCCACTGCATAGATACTTCTTGCCGCAAAATATGTAAATGAATTTAACCATTCTATTCTTACACCGTTTGTAAGTGTGATTGCATCTACACCTGGTGTTATAAATGTTGCATTTTGAAACAAACAACCTGCTTCATTGGATGAAGGAGTTGCCACCGAACCATCTAACAATGCACCTTTACCAGCATCTCCAGAACCAAATCCTCTTGGGTCTTGTGCTGTGGTAACAGATCCTGATGTTATTACTGTGATATTTCTTATGTAAGGTGATCTTGATGTAACTTGAAATCCAGTTGAATCATCTGCACCAGTTGAATTGAATCTAAATGCATGTCCTGTGTTGGCAACAGCATTGTAATAGAATCCAGTGATTGTCATATCTTCAACAGTTGTTTCTCCGTTCAATATAAAAGCGTCATTACTGTTTGTAGTCACACTTGGTTGTATCTTTACTGCTCTAATACCATCACCTCTTAAACTAACTCCAGTTGGAATTGTTAAAGGAAAATCTTCTGTGTATGTGCCTGGATATATGTAAATGTGATCTTCTGCAACTGCCACTGATAATGCTTGTTCAATTGAAGCATAAGGATCATTTTGGTGTGTTCCTGAATTAGAATCATCACCGTTGGTTGCTACATATATCACTTTTCCTGGACGTGCTGTTAAATCTAATCCTTGTACAGAAATGTTACCAGACAGTGTTAGGTTGTCCACTGTTAAATTATTCGCGTATGCTTCGTTCCAACGTTTTGTGGGTGTTCCTAAATTGTATGTGTCTGAAGCATCAGGTATTATGTCTGATGTGATGTCAGCATTGATTGTGATTGAATCTGTGTCATCATCACCAATAGTGATGTTACCATCTGCTCTAATGTTTCCTGTTGCGTGAATATTTCCTTGTACTTCTGTGTTACCTATAATATCTACAACACCTGTTCCGCTGGTTACAATCTCAAAGTTTTGATTGGTGTCAGTTGCTCTGATAGTGTTGTTAGTGATCACAAGATCATCTACGTGAATTTCATTGTTGTACACAATGCCGTCTACGGCTGAAAAATTTAATTGTGATGATGTGGTTGAAATTGTGTTGCCAGTTACTGTGATATTGCCTACGTCTACTTGTCCAGTAACTTCTGCATTTGTTGTACGTGCTGTTCCGTTTATATCTAGCGGGTATTGAGGAGTGCTGGTCTTAACACCAATCCTGTTGTTATTAACATCAATGTATAACAAGTTCGTCTCAAAAGCCAAATCTGCTCCATTACGCAGAAGATTGGACTTCAAGAGCTGACCTGATATTCGACCTACAGCCATTGTTTTTGCTCCTTTATAGCACGGGGATCTTGTCCCACCAACCTGATTTTCACCTTACATTATTCATAAGTTCTTCGTCGGTTGACCACGGTTTGTCCTGCTGAATCTGGTCAGATTCTGCATTAGTATTATTTATCGGTCTTTTGGTATTATATTGTACAAGGTTAATTTATACTAGTTTAATATGAGGTTGTAAACCACATTGAGTTCAGCCGCAATTTCGTCTGTAACTGTGACTGCTTGTACACCAATTGAAGAAACCCATCCATCTGCCACACCAGCATACACCTCTAAAATTGCACTGTCTGTGTTAAACCACACAGCACCCAGTCTAGGAACTGTGGCATCTCTTTCCACTGTGGTTCCGAAAGGTCCTATATATCCGTTGGTTGAATTGAACTCTATAGTTCTGTTTTGTTTGACGCCTGTTCCTGTGAATGTGATGTCTTGGTTCGACACTTTTTGTTCAATTGTTGATCCATAAATTTCAAGATTAGCAGTGTCCAACACCACTTTACCATTGCCGTTTGCTGTTAGTCCTGCTTGTGGATTTGATGCTGTACCCACTGTGATCTGATTACCATCGATGGCAAATTGATCTTGACTGGAAAATCTAGGCACAATTAAGTTACCCGCACCGTCTATTTCACCTGCATATGTGTTGGCTCCGTAGAAAGTAAATTTGTTGCTACTTAAATCTATATTAGTGTCTCTGTCACCATCTTTAATTCCATTCAGTGCTATTTTACCTGTTGAAAATAATTCAAATTCATTGAGATCTGTGTCAAATCTTATGGCATTTCCTTGATTAGGATTTTGTGCTGTGGTTCCTGATGGTAGCAACATATGACTTGTGGAGTTGATTAATGTGCTGTCTGTTCCTCCACTAAATGCAACATCTCCTTGTGATCCACCCACTAATGAATCAGCAACATATCCTGACACGCCTGTGTCATTTTCGCCAAAGATACTTTCTATTGTGGCAAAATTTGGTTTGCTTAACACTGGAGCAAAGTATGTATTGAACAATGCATAACCTAATGGGTTATTTGCCAACATACCTGCTGGTGTCTTTAAACTATCATCCCATTCAGGACTAAGGGAGCCGCCGTCCCAGTATTGACTCATATCCCACATTGACCAGTTTACCAAGTAAGTGTATTCTGTGTATGCCACTGCCGCTTTCTCTGGATCTGTATTCCAATCAGTAGCATAACCACTTGGATCAT